TTGAGAAGTTTTCTCCTCTACCTAATTCTATTTCATCATAACAAGTTTCATTTTCTGATGTTAAGATTAATCCGTCTACAATATCGTCTATGTGAGTGAAATCTCTTCTTTGGAATCCGTCTCCTGTGATTGTTAGTGTTTCTTTGTTTTTATATTGTCTTTCAAATATACCAACTACCGTGCAGTATTCACCCTCGGTTAGTTGATGTGGTCCATATACATTGTAAAACCTACAAATAGATACATTGACCCCGAAATGTTTTTTATACAACATACACATATCATCTGCTACATTTTTAGAAAAAGTGTATGGGTTTTTAAATTTACCACTATGAACTGATGATGAACCTGCGAAGATAACTCTTGGTTTGTTTTCTTTTTCTTTTATCCACTCCAAGATATTCATCGTTCCTAATATTCCGACCTCTAATGTATTTGCTGGTTTTTTAAATGAAGGTTGTATTCTTGCGAGTGCTGCAAGATGATACACTACATCAACATCTTCCATAAAGTAGTCAAAATCAATTACATCTCTAATGTCTGCGTCAATATATTTACAACCCTCTTGGTGATTGTCTTCTGTTCCTGTTGAATAATTATCCAATGACACGACGTTGTGTCCGTCTTTTAATAACCTTTTGATTAGATTTGTTCCTACAAATCCTGCTCCACCTGTAACCATTATATTCATTTTTACTCCTAAATAATTGTATCGTATAATTTGTTTTGTTGTTCTTGTCTAACGATATCTTTCTCGTGTTTTAAAGTCAATTCTTCGTGTGGTGGTAAATGAGAATATGTTTTTGCTCCGTCTATATGTTCGTGAACTTCTCTAACCCACTTGATATCATCTGTATTTCTAAATATTCTTGCTTGATAGTCTGGAAAGTTAATCCAACCTTGTTCAGTTTGTCTCCAGTGCCAATGATGTAAATGCCAAGATGTAATACCATTAACGATATTGATTCTTGGAACCCATATTAAATCTGTATTGTTGATTTCCAATATGTCTGGTAATTGTTTGATTAGGATTTCGTTTGGTATTTCATCTGCGTCAATACTAAATATAAAGTCCCCCGAACATTGTTCTTTAGCAAAATTCTTTAACTTAGAGAAATCTTTATTGAAATGAAATGATGTTACTTTTAATTGTCTTGGTTTAAAGTAAGTATGATACTCGTATTTTTCTAATACCTTTTCAAGTGCTTGGAATTCGGGTTCGAAAATACCCTTACCCACTTTTGATATATCTCTTGTAACCACAACTTCATCTTCTTCTCTAATATGTTTAGATAAATGATGTAATAAGTTATCTAATTCTGTGTGTTCATTATATACGGTTATACTATAACTAATTTTCATTATATACCTTCTTCACTAACCTCTAAATTACCACGAGTTCTTTTTTCATTGATAAGTCTTTTTCCTACTTCTTTTATTTGAAGTTTATTTAAATCAGAATATTTGTCTAACAAAAATACTCGTCTTCTCCTGCACTCACGAAATAAAAAAGTTCTGAATATATCGTTTTTTTTTAAAAAACCTTCTAATCTTGTAAAAATTTTAACCAACCTGGCTTCGTCGTTGAAATTCTGCTCACTTAATTCTTGGTCTGATTCACCAAGTAGTTCTATTAACCTTTTTAAATCGGTTTGGGTTAATACTCTACCTTTACCCAATACATCTATTTGTAATCCTACAAAAAGTTCTACAACACGATTGGTTGATTTCTTTTTATATTTAAATCTTGGGTCAAGACATATTACTGTTCTGTTTCCGGTGTTTCCGTCCATACTTTTATATCTGAATTGGACTACATCTCCTGCAAATACATTACTCCAGTTGGTGTTTTTCATAAGTCTTTAACGATACCCATTTTTCTACACGCTTCTAAAAATTCGTGTTGTCCAAATATTTCTGCATTTTCAATATCTAATGTTTGTGTATGTCCCTCGTATTGTGGGTCTTGTTGTTCTTCTTCTGATAATTCTCTAACCTTTGCAAATCTCCAACTCCAATTATCTTTTGTTCCCTCTGGAAATATAATTCCGAATTTACCCATATTCAATACACTTGGAAACCAATGTATTTTTCTATCATAATCAAAAATACTGATATCTCTCATCAACTGAGTTGCGGATTCCATCATTTTTTCTAATGGTTTAGAATCATTTGTGTATGCGGTATTACTTGTATAACCACAATTAAAACACATAAAGGAACTGAAATCCTCTATTGATACTTGCTCTTCAAAGCATTTATCGGTGTTCATACAATTTGGACAAGTTACTTTTTTTTCTGCCATATTAATCCTTTTTTAACTCTGGTAGTTTTAATTTAATTTCCTGTGGAATATCTTTTATGATGTTATCAACTATTCCCTCTAACTTAGTTTTCATCTCATCAAAAGAAAATGTACTTCTATTTATCAACATTAACTTTTTAGCACGAAGCTTATATTTGTCATAACTTTCATAAACATCTTTTATAATCTTTGCCGCTATCGGATAATTTACCGTAGACCACAATGCGTCTTGATTCCAATATTGTTGTGGAAATGCATTTTGTGGAACTTTTGTCATTGTGTGTGGTAATTCAACAACATTCTTTTTATCCAAAAAGTCTGCTTGACCAGTTGAAACTGGTGCTATGATTGGTCTACCACTAAATGATGCTTCTAACAATGGTCTTCCGAATCCTTCTCCGTGAGTAAATGTTAAATGTGCTTTCACTTTTGGGTGATTGTACATTTGATTCATTTCATCATCTGTAAGGTCTCCGTGCAATAAATATACCTCTGGTAATGTTTCTGCTGGTATTGATAGTTTTATTTGATTAATTCTTTTTAGTATTTCAGTTCTATCCATAACTGAAAATCCTGCTCCACTTGTTTTCATAATCAATGCTGGAGCCTTTCTTTGATTTTTAAATGTTTCAAAAAATACTCTTAACATCATACCAGCATCTTTTCTATCTTCACCGATATTACCTTGTAACCAATGTCCAGTAAATAAAAAACAAAACTCATTGTTTATTTTAGAAAACTCAGTTTTTAATTTTTCAGAAAGTTCTTTTGTTTCTTTATAAATCTCTGGGTCTGCTCCCTCAAACAATACCTCACTTGGTTTTTCTAACTTTAAAACACCTAAATCTTGATTAGTTTTTTGGTCTCGTTTATCATACTTGATATTTTCAAATCCTGTTTTTGAAAATTCAGATGTAAAAATATTTAAATCCATACGATTACAACCCTCTACCCACTCTGCTGGTGGAACGGTGTGTTCAATACCTGCCGTGAATCCAATATTCTTTTTACCGACTATTGCAAATTCATTTGGAACAACGATATGCATATGTAAGTCTGGTTGCTTATCCAATCTTGGTTCTCGTAGAATTCTTTTTTGTATTTCTTCGTGATGTGGATTACCTTTTTCTAATGCGTTTGGTGGTGTATTACCCCAACGAACTGATTGAATTTTTACATCATATTTATCAGACTCTATTAATGCTCTACAAATATCTCTTGCGTGGTTTCCGTATCCACTTCTTGTTGCGACTGGTGCCGTTACTAATATCATTGGTTTCATACTTTGATTACCTCATATTTTTCTCTTGGTGTCCACTTTTCAAATGCGGTGTTCATATGGTCTATAAATAATTGACTCATATGTCTTGCTGTCATCATTGCTTCATCACTTGTTACAAACTCGTGTCCTTTAAATCCACATTCATCTCTTTGTTCTTTACCCATATCGTAAAAATGTTTAATAGATTCTGCCGCATCTACCCAATCACATCTATCGTCCATAATATAAGGTGTTGGTGGTGAACCTTGAACTGAACGAGTTCTCGGCCATACTGGTTTAACCCACTCTCCGTGAGTTAAGTCTTCGTTGTGTTCCCACTTTCTCCAATCGTGTAGTGAGTGAATTTCTGAATAATCTTTATAAGTCAAATGTTTATCTTTTAATCTAAATCCACATTGGTCTTGTAAACCACCCGTAACATTAACAATAATTGGAGTTCCGGACATTAAACTTTCACAAGTTCCTAATCCGAATCCCTCGTTGGATGCCAAGTTAATTGTTACATCAGCTATGTTGTATAATCTATTTAATTCCTCTGATGATAGTTTGTTAGTAGAAAAAATAATATTTAAATCTGGACATAGTTCTTTACACACTGCTGGTAAGTCTGTTCCATTTCCGTCGATAGGTTGTGTATGTAGAACAAACGCTGTCTTATCTCTTTGTTCTTTTGGTAATTTATCTGCAAAAGTTTTAAATGCCATAATGGTATCTGATGTCATCTTTCTTCTGATATTTCTATTATTGTAGAATAAACAAAATTCTATATCTTGCCCTTGAAATAATTCAGATTTCATTTTATTCATTTCCAATCTTTCTTTTTCATCTTTGATTGGATAGAAGTATTTTTCGTTAATTCCGTGTGGAAGATATGTAGAATCCCAATCCGTTCTTGGTTTGTTTTGACAAACATTTTGAACTATGTTGTGTGTTTGTTTTGAAATGTTCATTATTAAATCACAACTTTCGTAATAAGGTTCGTTCCACCTTGGATAAGGTAAGTCGTCCCAAATATTATAGTAAAATATAGGAATATGTTGTCTGATTTCGTGTTCTATTTCAAATAACCAAATCCAAAATCTTGGGTCTGTGTAGATTAAGAGAGCATCTGGTTTTTCCAAATCCATAATATCTCTAAGTTGTTGTGGATTACCATAACCTGATACTGGATATACTTTTACTGATGCGTCTTCTACACCAGTTTCTTTTTGTATATCTTCTGATATATCAAATATTTTACCTTCTTCTGGGTGTTTGATTGCTCCACCAATTTGAACCCAATCAAACTCGTGTGATGAGCCGATAACAAACTCTCTTGACATTGTTCCGACACCACTTTTCATTCTTAAGTCGTCGGCCAATAATAGTATTTTTTTCTTTTTGTTGTCTGAAACCTTTTTTAATTTTGGTAAATCCATTAAAACCTCTTTAATATTTTGAACCTGATTCTTCTAAATTATCGTAATCTAATATTGTTTTTGCGAACTCATCATCGTGGACGAATAAATCAATACTACGATTAACTAATTTCTGTAATGAAAAGTCATCACGAATAGACTTTTCTCTAAACTTCTTGTATAACTCGTCAATGACTTTTACTGATGTTAATTTTTCTTCGTTTGTCATATTTTCCTCAATATATATGTATATATTAATAAATAGTCTGTTAATCTAAAATAACATACTTTTTATTTATTTTTTCACAATATTCTAATGCGGATTTTGTTCCATTGGTAATCTCTCCGTCCTTACAAAATGCTACCACTTTATCTGAATATTTAACTAAATCTTTGTTTCGTTTGTGATAATAACCCACCGCATATGGTTTTCCGTAATTATAAGCTTCCATTACACAATACATATTATGTGGTTGGTGTTGTGGTGGGAATTCACTATAAGGAACTTTAAATTCTAATGCGTATTTCTTTGCATATCTGTCTGCTCCGTCTTTAGCTCCACCAGAAATAATTTCTACTTCTGGGTGTTCCATTTTTAATCGAAATATAAAATTCTGTATGTTTTTTTTGTTAGTGTAGGTTCGACTTCCGATAATTGCTATCTTCATTAGTCGTTTCGTTTTTGTTTTCTAACTGGTTCTGGATTAAGTTCTTCTTTATTAACGAACTCGTATGTTTTTACAAAATGTTTTAATCCAGTTATGATGTCTCTTGGATTATCATACTCGTATGCAAATCTATAATATTGTAATTGTTTAGAACCTCTTGGTCTAATATCATACATTATAAAATTATTCTGGTCATCAGTTAATTCTGGTATAATTATAATTTTAGTCTTGAACTCTCCTGATGTTTTCCAGTATTTGATAAATGGTTCAAGAGTTTTTAAGTCAACCATTTCTGTATTTCTATCATACCAAAAGTATAATGGAAATGATACACCCTCAAAATAATCCATTTGTTTCAATTTCATCAATTCTTGAAATACTTCTTGTTCAAAATCTGTTGCTAAGAAATCCGTTACTTTAATTCTTAAACTTGGTTCTGTCATTATAAATCCTTACAACTTCTACACTTCTTGTGTTTTTCACATTTTTCATAGTTGTGTGCGATGATTTTACCTTTGTCATCATAACACTCGTCTATGAACTCTTGTAACCTATTCATAACCTTATTAACACTTGGTTTTCCACTTGCCGGCGAGAACGCCTGAATTCTTTTTTGTGGATACATCATATTTTCATATAATCTTCTCTTTAATATTAAATATTCAACATCTATTTTATCTTCCGATATTTCTAATTGTTTAGCCATAAAATGTTTATACAACAACAACTGATTAGTTTTGTTCTTATCGGCTTTCATATATTTGTTCCACCCCATAGTAGATGATTTGATATCAATAACTTTCATACGACCGGTTTTCTTGTCGTGTAGAACAACATCCATAAACCCTACAAACTTCATATCTTTTGGTAGTCCGTAATTTAGGTTCATCTCAATACCGACTAACTCAGTATCTTTCTTTTTGAAATGACTACCTTTTCTTTTTAAGAACTCATCAATGATAGCAAATCCGTCATTAGTAAACTCTATCATTTCTTTTTGGTCTACTTCAAAGTCATCACCATATTGTTCTTTGGATTCTTTATACAATTCTTTCATACGATAGATTAGAATATCGTGTAGTGGTAATTCATCTGCTTCTTTGATTGTTCGTTCGTAATAACATACTAAATATGCTTGAATAGTTTCGTGAATAGCACTACCAAATAAGGTATAGATATTACCAACAAAAGTCTTTTCTTTCTTTACATAATTTATTTCCCAAGTGTAAGGACATTTGTCCCACATTGCGAACTGACTATAACTTATTTTGCCCATTTACCCCTCGCTACTACTTGTGCCATTACTCCGTAATTTGATACATCTGAAAAGCTATCCGTTACTGGTTCACCCTCAACTGAGTTCTCTCCGTTTCTCAATAATAATGTTTTCATTCTTTCTATCTTGTCGTTCATTCTGAACCAAATACCCAACAACGATAATTTAATATCTTCTGGTGTTTTTAGAATAGTTCCTACTGCAATATTTTGTGGACCATAATCATATTGTTTTTTACAAAACAATTCATATTGGTCTCGTTGAATCTTTTTAAATTCTTGTGTCATTTCAGGATAAGTTTCTTCCATATATCCAACGACATCATCATCTCCATTAGCATTTCCATATGCTATCTCTACTGGCATACCTTTCGGTGTGTCTTTAATCGCCATTATTTACTCCATATTTTTTTTAATTGTTTTTCATCTACACCATACTTTGATATAATTGAATATACGACATCTTTACCCATAATGTCAAGTGTTTTCTCAATATTTTGTGAACTTTCTTCAAAGTGTTCACATAATATATCCATAGCCCACTTTTCTATCTTGGATTTCTTTTTAGACTTGGTGTATTTTAAAAAGGTTCTACCCTTTGGTATCACATCTGTATAGAATTGATAAACTGATTTAGGTTTTAATTCCCAATATTGTTGTATTTCATTCACTACTTCTATCCACTCTGGTTTCATTGATAAAAATCTATGCACCATATAATTGGACCAACTCTTTTTAGATGCGTCATCTAATTCGTCCCAATAATTTGGTCGTTGATTATTGGTAATTTCTTGTATGTGATTAAATAGTGTTTTTGTTTTCATTGTGAATAACCTTTTAGATATAAATAAATAGTCTATAACTTTCTGAAAATAGAAATAAACTTATCTACCCATTGATTTTTTTTCAAATCTATCAATAATGTAACTCTATCTGTATCTCCCTCATTGAATAAAGTGTGAATTTTTCTCGTGTCAAAATGATATATTCTACCAACTGGCAATTTATAACAACGATAATTTCCTTCAAATCTTTTTCCAAATGAAATCATATCATATGAATTTTCTTCTGTCCACCCTTCATCTATTTCATCATAGTTCGTAGTGCATAACCAACTTTTGTCATTACTGATTATTGGTATTTGAAATCGTAGTGTATCCTCTCCAATATCTTTATCGTTGTGAAGTCCATAAGATGATTGTGGACCTCGTCTTAATAATCTATATGATAATACTTCGGTTTCAAAACTATCATATATTTCTTTAAAGTATGGTGTGTAATTTAAAGCACCTGTAAATGGTAAATTATTATGATGTTCAATTCCTGACTCAGGTAAAGATATACAATGTCCGTATGCTCCGTCATCATAACTAAACATTGATTCAACAATATCTTTATCTTTGATTAGTTTTTCTATATCATAAAAATTACCTGCTAACATATTCATAATCTTCTCCTAATACTGATTTGTTAAAGGAACTCTTTTGTAATTTACGGAATGTTTATCGTAGTCTAAGCTATCCAAATATAAATCATAAACTTTCTGTGAAGTTCCAATGCTGTTTAGTGTGATATTATTTTTTTCTTTGATATCATACTTCTGATTAAAAGAATTGTCTTCTTCATCAATAAATAGTTTGTAATCATAGGATAACTTACTATCGGTCATTTTTAAATTTAACTTAAAGTGTGAATTAAAAACATTATATCCAAAAAACCTATCAATATATTTAAAATCTATATTATAATTATCAGAAACACTATGTATTGTCCAAGCAAAACATTTTATAACTTGCTCTATTTCATTTTTCATAATACTTTTAATATCAGTCTTTTCTTTGTAATTTAAAAAATCTGACATTACAAATTCTTCATCATAATTTTTATTATATTCTAATGTTAAATTTTTTACTTTAGACATAGATTTAAATGGTCCGTCATTTAAGTATGGTGCTTTTCCTTCTAAGTTTTTTGAAAACTTTAAAGCTCTTAAAAATGTATGAATCAAAAATCCTTTCAAATGTCTAACAACTAAAAAACTTTTGTAATCTTTTGTTACCCAAGAATTTAGTATCTGTTCTTTTTTAAACACATTAAAGTCATCTCTATAAACATCTAATGGTGTTGAATCCATTATGTCTGTTGATTGCATTAGATTTAAAATTCCATTATTGTGAAAGTATTTCTGATTATCATACAAAAATTTTAGTTGTAGTAAAAAGTCCATATAGTTTTCTTTAGGATAACCTGGTATCCAATTTGCATAAAATCTAACTTTGCTTTCGTATGCAGACTTTAGAAAATGACTAACATCGTCAGCTGTTTGTCCTTTTTCCATTAGTGCAAGTATTTTATTTACTCCATTTTCTGTTCCCACTCTCATCATATTTAACCCACAACCCACTGCTTTTTTTAATAATTCCGAATCCATTTTTTTGTGTGTTCTAAAGTATCCACCCCAACTTAGATTCATATTTTCTTTGTCCAATTTATCTACAAATTCTGTGAACTTTTTCATAGAACCATTAACTAACGAGTCAGTAAACCAAAATGATTCTACTCCATATTTGCTGTATAAGTCTTTCATTTCAAGTATTACTTTTTCAAAATCTTTGTAGCGATATAATCTGGTCTCTTGACAAAATGTACATTTAAAAGTACAACCTCTTGACGCTTGAATTGGTAATCTTACTTCTTGTTTGGCATACTTACACAATTCACTATAATCTTCTAATATATGTTTATCCCAACACGGAGTTTTTAATGTGTTTAAGTTTTGTGGAACCACTACCCCATTAAATACTGGTGTTCTACCACTACGACCCCTTTTAAGTGTTGTTGGAAAACTTGGTAATCTTTTGTCCCAACGATAAATACCTCTAATGTTTTCATAGTGTCCATCTGATACCCACTTATCAACCAAATCTTTTATAACAAATTCACCCTCATTGGAACTACACCCTACATCTACATATTCTCTATACATTCCACTTTCTTCTAAACCACCGGATTTTGTATACCAACAAAATGGTCCACCATACCAAATCTGTGTATGTTTATTCTTTTCCTTGATATATCTAGCGATGTAATCTGTAATTACAATATTGGAAGTGTAAACTGTAAATGCCACTACATCATAAGTTGATAATTCATTAATGTATTCTTCCCAATACTCTCTAAAGTATGGTATAACTTCCTCTACAACATTTTTTCTTTCGTTCCAAGGTTTGTCATTTTCCCAATCACTTAGTTGTTGTATTGTTTTGCCATTTTTTAAATAATATAAAGACGTTCCTATATTTAAATCGAATTGTTTTACTTGAACATTTGGATTATCTATGTGGGACTTCAAACTTCCAAGTGCATAAGATGGAGTTCCGTTAGACCATTGTGGACATATACATAATGCTATTTTCATTTTTTATGTAAAAAGTCTTTTATATCTTCATAGTATAAAATTCTATGATTTTTGTGTAGTTGAACTAATCCCTTCATTTTTTTATTTGCACTCATTATTTCATAATGAGTTAATTCTTTACCTTCAAGTTTGTAATAAGAATCAATTTGAGCTCCTATATCTTTTCTGATTATTAAAAAAACCATATCTGCATAGTCAAGTATTTCTTTTAAATAATCTTTACTTTTTTCAAAATCACATTTCATACTTTTCCATTTGGTTTGTTCTATAAATTTATCAAACCCCATAGATTGAATTGTATTTCTGTGTTTGTCAAAGTCTGGTTCATTCCAAAACTCTTGACCCGTAATTTGCTCTAAGGTTTTTTTAAAGTTTGTTGAACCAACTCTCCAATGCGACAATACAACTATTTTATTCAAAGGTATCTCCCTCTAACCAAGTTAATATTGAGTATCTTTTACCTTTTGTTAATGGTGATATTCTGTGTGATAAAAAAGATGGAAATACAAGTATTGTTCCTTGTTTTCTATTTCCTTTAATTAAACTTCCGTCTTCTTGTGTTAAACCAAACTCTAAATCTCCACCTTCATAATCTTGTTCATTACTTAACTGAACAATAGCTGTAAGTTTTCTATTAGAGTAATCTCCACTACCTAAGTCAGTATGCCACTCGTATCTACCACCTACACCATACTTTAGTAGTCTTAATTTATCCAAAGAATTTACTTTGTATTTGTAGTGCTTTAAATTTGCCAGTTCAAGTACCATAGATATTTTACTTTGTAACTTATCATCTTCAAATTCTATGTTTTGTGTTAATCTTACATTTGGATTTTCATAATCTTCACCCTTTCCGACTAACTTACCTGTTTGTGTTTCTTGACTATCAATTAAATTCATATACTTTTTACATTGTTCTGGTGATAAAAAGTTTTCACGATAAATGTAAAATTCAAAATCTTTATTTTGTTTATACAAAATGATTACCCCCTATAAATGTTGCTATAACAAACCTATCTTTATTTTTAAATTGCTTTATTTTGTGAGCAGAAAATGATGGAAATATAACTAGCTTTCCTGCTTCGGGTTTTACTTTTATGTCCCAAATTTGTAATTCTCCACCCTGATAATCATCATTTAAAAATAATATTGTGGTTATTTTGGTTGCTGTGTTTGTAATGTCTCCCTCGGACATATCACTATGAAAACTATCTGCTTCTTCAAACTTATCCAAGTAATATTGTTTCCCATAACATCCTTGAACACCACTAATGTGAAACTTGAAACTCAAATCATTTGCTAACTTTACTACATTATAAATATTGTCAGATATTGACTCGTCTAATTTAACCCACTTACCATTATCATCATTGTAGTTATTTTCTCTAACTTCAAGTGTCTGTTGAGACTTAATTTGATTTATAAATTCATCACATTGTTCTAAACTTAAAAAACCTTTTCTTTCTATAACCCATTTAAATAACTTGTTTTCTTTAAATAAAGCTGTCACCTATGTATAACTCCTGTATAACATTTCTTACTCCCTTTGTTACTGGTGTAACTCTGTGCGACAAAAATGATGGAAAGATTGTTAATGAACCTTTCAATTTATTCATTTCAAACCATTCACCTGTATTTTTGTCTTGAAAACCAAACTGAACATCTCCACCCTCATACTCACTTGGGTCTGTTAATTGAAGAATTGCAACAAGTTTCCTTAATGAACATTTACCTGGATTGAAGTCTGCGTGCCAAGTGTAGTGTCCACCCTTTTCATATTCAATCATTTTTAGTTCACCCTCGTTTCTATCAATATCAAAGTGATAAACACTTTTGTTAACCATAGTTACAATAGTATTTATTTTTTCAATTAACCAACTCCAATCTCCGTTTGGTTGTTTTGGTCTAAAATCACTTTCGGGTTGTGGTAGTAAATACCACTCGGTTGTTTTTCTGATATTTTCTCTAATTTGACTTTCTAATGGATTTCCTTGTTCATCTACATCTGCAACACAACCCATAGTATCTTTTTCTGTTTCTTTTATGGATTTTATTAACTCATCACATTTTTCTGATGATAAGAATGTAGGTATTTGAATTGACCATTGAAAGTCATTATTTTGATTAAGTTCTTTCATATAACTCTCTTTCTTATTTTTGTGGAATATTATGTACTAATATATTACTTGAAAAGTAAGTATCAATATCTTCGACATCTAATGAATAAAATGTCTCTGATTCTGAAACTTCTGTAAGAGAAGTAATTTCTACTTCATCTCCGTTAGTGTCTAAAAAGTATTGTCCTGTTTGAATATCCTTTGGTGATTTCCAACTCCAAGTATCCCCGTCTTTTATAAAAAATTGTTTTAGTTTTGCACCACCTTGTATTATAACTGGTAGTTTAATACTACCATTTGCTAAGTAATATCCGTACATTTCTTTGTCCATAGTTCTAACCACAACTGAACCTGAAGGTGTTGAACCTGTTAAATCTGTCGTTGTATAGTCGTTCCAAGAGTCTGAAAAAATTTCATCTGGCATTCCGACTGGTAAATAAGATTTAACTACATCTCCAACTTCTACATCTTGGATTTGTTTTGTAGAGTTATCATACATAGTAATTAAACTACCACTCGGACTTGTATAGTACAAAACATTTTTTAAATGGTATCTATCTCCACCCGTTTCTAATGCAAATTTATTTGCTTTTTCTTTTGGGTGAGAATAAGAAAAATAATTTATGTGTTTGTCTGGTGTCATCCAGAAACATTCTTTTGTAATAGGATTATATCCTGCTCCACCCTCTACACTTGCACTCGGAACAATAAACTTTTCTATCAATAAAGAACCACTATCAACTGCGTCTTGATAAGTTGAATTTGTGTCAATATATTTGTAAAATCTTATCGTATCTTGTTGTAATGAACCATCTTCAGCCGGGTTTTTTACTACTAAGTCTGGATGATATGGATAACTCGTAGAAAATGAACCTGTATCAAATAATGGAACTAAACTTGAACTAACTGGTGATGAACCCAATATAGTTCTAAATGTATTTTTATTAAATGAACCACTTACAATGTTTAATAATGTATCATCACTATACCAAGGTGTTTGAATGAATAAGTGAAAACTACCTGTATAGTCATTACTACCTCTTTGTGAAAAATATGTGTGTGATGTGTCGTTGTTATATTCAAAATTAGTTGTTATTCCGTGTTTTGCAAAACTTTCACTAATTATAGGTTCTTGAAGTGATGACGGATTTCTTTTAGTATTATCATCTTGTCCGTAAACATAAGCAGTTGTACAACCTTTTTCATTTGCGTAGTCTGCAATTAAATCAAATGAAGCTGATTGTTCATTGTAACTACCATAAACACCACAAGAGGTATTCATTTCATTAAAATATACATTATCGGAACCACTTTCTACGATATAATCTATATTTGAAGCGATTGCAATATTAGTATTAGATGGCCAACCACCTGCACTTCCTGTAATGTAATTTAAAAAATTTTCTGATTTTGTTTTTACTGACATAATTTTCTCCTATGTATAAATATCAATATACCAAAGAATTAACTCCACTTAGATTATTTGAAATATAGTTATCGTAAACTAAAGCAAAATTATCAATACTATGTAATGTTGAATTTGGTTTTAAGTCTTTCATTAATTCTAATGAACTTTCAAAAGTTTCTTTACTACAATAATGACTACCGATTATTTGCTTTTCGTCTAACCATAAATATCTAAGTAATCTATGATGATTGTTGGTAATCCTTTTGATGACTTCATAGACTTTCTCATCATTATTAAAGATGACTTTTGGTTTAAGTCAAACTTTGTTCTATCAAAAGATAAGTCTGCTTTACTATTTAAAGTATCAGATGTAATGGTGTAAACACTAAGTCCTAAATGCTTACACAATTCTATGGCTGTTGTTCCACAAGAACCACTACCACCCCAAACCAATACTACATCATCTTTTGTATAATTGCAATTTTTTAGTGCTTGATAGTTTGTAGCATAGTAACCTACACAACAATCTTTCCAATCTAAGTGTTTTGGTTTTGGATAACACATATCTTCTTTTACAACCGCGTATTCTCCTAATAATCCATTAGTGGTTTCGTATCCAAATACCTTATTATTCATCATAGAATAAACTACAATTTCGTCTTCAACCTTTACATTAGATATGTTTTTCCCAACTCGTTCTACTATACCACCACCATCAGTTCCAAAAATTGTGTAATCACGATTATACAAATTATTCATATCTACTGGATGACCGGAAGCTGCCCATACAAGATTATATGACATCATACAAACTTTTGACTTTATCAAAATTTCATCATCTTTAATTGTAGGTTTTGGAACCTCAATCAGTTCATATTTATTACTATTTCTTTTTAATACCCAAGCTTTCATATTTTTCATTTATTTCTACTAAATTTTTGACTTTTCTACTCACTAACTTTGCTGGTTTATTCCAATTATGAATATGTCCAAAACAATAATCATAACCTTGCTTTTTTAAATCATTAAGTCGCATCCAAACTAAATCTTCTCCGAGTTTTCCGTCTCTAAATTCTGGAACTACATAACGATTA